CATTAGTGCATTGTCAGGTAGTACGGATGGAGATGTGCTTACTTATAATTCTGGAACCGATACAGTATCTTGGTCTGGTAGTGTAGATGGAGGCACATATTAATTATGACTGCTATTAAACTTAAAAGGTCAGAAACTGTCCGTCCACCTCCTACATTTTCAGAATTAGAGGTGGGGGAAGTGGCTATTAATACAGCAACACAAACACTATATGTAAGGGGTGCTGATACGGGGTTACAGTTTCCTATACCTCACATTTATGAAGTGGCTAACAAAGGACAAACAGCCGACGAAGTTACATCCACATGCACGATGATGTCTATAGCCTTAGGATAGGAAGAAAAAATGGCTACAGCAATTAAAATAAAAAGGTCAGAGACTCCTTTGGCGGTTCCTGATACTAATAACTTAGCGGTAGGTGAAGTGGCTCTTAATACATTTGACCAAAAATTATATGTAAGAGATAGCAGCGATCAGATTGTGGTGGTGGCAACTAAAGGACAAACAGCTGCAGAAGTTACAGCAAAAGCTGCAGTAATGGCAATAGCATTAGGATAAAGATATGGCAATACCAAATTCAAGAGCATCACTAATAACCTGGTGTAAAAGAAGATTAGGATACCCGGTTATTGATATTAATGTCGATGATGACCAAGTGTCCGACAGAATTGATGAAGCGATGCAATACTTTTATACATTTCAGTATAATGGAATGCAACGTGTTTATCTCAAACATTTAATGACTCAGGAAGATGTTGATAGAGGAAATGTAAACACTGTAGAATCCGTTACGGATGGTGATTTAGTTACTTCCACCCTCAGTGGAGGTATTGCTATCGGAGTTACCAGTATAACACTAGCAGATGGGGAGGCTTTTCCTGATTCTGGTACAATTGTAATTGCTGCTGATGGTACTAATGCAGCCGAAACTATTACATATACAGCGAAAGTGGGAACTAGTGTTTTAACAACAACGGCGACTACTATAGCTCATCTTACTGGCGCTACTGTTACAAGTGAACATACAGTTATCTGGAAAACAAGTCAGGGTTATTTACCTATGCCAGATTCTGTGCAAAGTGTAGTGCGAGTATTACCTTTCAGTGACCGTGGCAATCTCAATATGTTTGATATTCGATATCAATTACGATTGAATGACCTTTATGATTTTTCAGATATTTCCATTATTCATTATCAAATGACTATGTGGCAACTTGATTTATTAGATATGATTTTGGTGGGGGAGAAACCTATCCAATTTAATATAAATCAAAACCGACTTTATATTAATATGGATTGGGGAGATGATATTGAGGTTGGTGAATATATTATTATAGAATGTTATCGTAAATTAGATCCTACTACATGGACTGATATATACGATGACCTCTGGTTAAAGAAATACAGTACTGCACTTATTAAACGGCAGTGGGGTCAAAATCTTAGCAAGTTCAATGGTGTTACTATGTTAGGTGGTGTTACGATGAATGGTGCTGAGATTTTTGGACAAGCTCAAGAAGAAATTAATAAATTAGAAGATGAATCAAAGACAACTTGGGAAGAGCCCATAATGTTCAGTATCGGATAATTAGATGCCCACTAATCATTTCTTTTCCAAAGGTACCATTTCTGAACAATATCTCTATGAAGATTTAATCATAGAAGCTCTTCAGATTTTTGGTCACGATGTTTATTATTTACCAAGAACTTTGGTAAGTAAAGATGAATTGTTTGGAGAAGATCCTCTTTCTCGTTTTGATGATGCCTATCTTATCGAAATGTATATGGATACGGTGGAAGGTTATGCGGGTGAGAAAGAAATTATTAGTCGTTTTGGTTTAGAAATTAGAGATGAAACTACCTTTACCCTTTCTAGGAGACGATGGTTGGATTTAGTATCTCACGATGCTAACCTTATTACTACAACACAACCTAATGAAGGCGATTGGATTTATATGCCTACACAGGGACGTTTGTTTGAGATTAGTTTTGTAGATGTAGATGATCCATTTTTCCAAGTGGACAATTTGCCGGTGTATAAACTTTATGCTCGTACTGTCGAATACTCAATGGAAGACCTAGATACGGGTGTTGCTGATATTGATGCCATCGAAACGAAATACTCTACCGATGCACTAGAATGGCAGTTCTTGGGAGAACAAGGTCCGACTACTATCTTCAATCAACAAATTGCTATCGAACGAGGCACTTATAGTGGTGCATGGCCCGGAAGTGGTGTTATTGAACTTCAAGATGCTACAAATACACCGCCTGCTGCTGGTCAAATGTTACTCGGAGAAAACGAGACAGGATTCGCTGCCGTGCTCACTGAAGATTCGGATGCATATTATGCCTGGTTTATTATCAATGAAGATTTCCGCATCGAAACATTAGATACTGGGTCAGATAATGAATACTTACAAACTCAAGCAACAAATATACTAGATTTTACTGAATCGAATCCCTTTGGGGATCCGACAGATAGTATGTAATTATGGAGTAGGAATATGTTAGGACAATATTTTTATAACGAAAGTTTAAGAAGAACTATTATAGCTTTTGGATCATTATTTAATGATATAGCTATTACAAGAAAAAATAGTGCAGGTACGGAAGTACAAACACTAAAGGTTCCTTTGGCTTATGGACCTAAACAAAAATTTATAACTCGTTTAGAACAAGATCCTAATGATAATCAAGCAATAGCTATGACACTTCCTAGGATAGGGTTTGAAATAAATGGATTTTCTTATGATCCCCAAAGAAAATTAAATAGAATTTTAAAAAAGAAAATTGATTCAACTGAAGTAGGTAAAGAATTAAAACAGATGTCTATTCAATATTCTCCTGTACCCTATGATGTGGGATTTGAATTGTTTGTTATGACGAAAAATAGTGATGATGGTATTCAGATTGTAGAACAGATACTACCTTTTTTTCAACCAGAATATACAGTGTCTATTAAAGAAGTTCCTCAAATGGATACGATTAGGGATGTTCCTATCGTTTTGAATAGTATTAATTATGAAGATACTTATGCGGGAGATTTTACAGAACGTAGGGCAATAATTTATACTTTAAATTTCACTGCTAAATCTTATGTATATGGACCTGTTTCTACAGCCCAACCAATCACTAAAGTGCAGGTGGATACATATGATAATCTCCAGAATCAAGCACCAGAAAGAATACAAAGATATACGGTACAAGCAACCGTAGATTCATCTTTGGGTGATGATAATTTTGGATTTAATGAAACAACTTCAGAGTGGGTGTAATGTCGTGAAAATAGATGATGCGTTGAATGATGTGTTGGGTTTAACCCAAAATATAAAACAGGATCTAATAGACCCCAAACCACTGACGGAGACTTTACCAGCGGTGGTAGGAGAAACGCAAACTGAGGACATAGACACTGACTATGCCTATAGTAGAACTAACTTCTACAGTCTAATAGAGAGGGGACAAGACGCTATTGATGGCATTCTAGAGTTAGCAAAAGAACAAGAGCATCCTAGAACATACGAAGTTGCAGGACAGTTGATTAAGACTGTATCAGAAGTCACAGAAAGGCTTGCCGATCTCCAAGAAAAGATGCAACGACTTAAAGAAGTTCCTGATAAAGGACCTAAAAGTGTTACTAATGCTTTGTTTGTTGGTAGTACTAAAGAACTCCAAGCTCTTTTAAAGGGAGATCATGAAAGTATTGAGATCAAAAGAGAAACGGCCTAATACCCACTCCTTTAAAATATCTGATTTAAAAATCATTGCTGGGCGAGAGATTAATGATGATGTTGTAAAAACTGGAGTGATGTTGCACCCTATAGAAATAAGAGACCGTAGAGATATGAGAACGGATAATCTTAGATATGGTGCAGCGGGTGCATTATATGTGCATAAAGATTATGATGTTTGGCGAGGTAATAGTAGAGTTAAAGCAGCTATAGAGATGGGTTATACACATATAGAAGGAGTGTTTTTAGATGGTAGAAGTTTATAAAGGTAATCCAAATCTAAAGACAGCACAGGTACGTCAAGAGTATACAGAACAACAGGTAACAGAGTTTATCAAGTGTTCTAAGGACCCTGTATACTTTATTCAAAATTATGTACAAATAGTAAGTATTGACGAAGGCCTAGTGCCGTTTAATATGTATCCATTTCAAAAAGAAATAATAGGTACATTCCATAAAAATAGATTTACTATCTGTAAACTGCCACGACAATCTGGCAAGTCTACTACTATTATTTCGTATCTTATCTATTATGTGATATTTAACGAACAAGTTAATATAGCTATTTTAGCTAACAAGGCATCTACTGCCCGTGATTTGTTGTCTCGTTTTCAGTTGGCATATGAACATTTACCTTCATGGTTACAGATGGGGGTAATGAATTGGAATAAAGGGTCATTAGAATTGGAGAATGGTTCTAAAATAATCGCAGCTTCAACATCTGCTTCAGCAGTCCGAGGTGGTACTTACAACATTATCTTCCTTGATGAGTTTGCTTTCGTACCCTCCAATATAGCAGAACAATTCTTTAGCTCTGTGTATCCTACGATTACTTCTGGTATATCGTCAAAGGTAATGATAGTGTCTACCCCACACGGTATGAATATGTATTATAAGATGTGGATGGATGCTGTCAATGAGAAAAGTGATTTTGTACCTATTGAAGTATCATGGCAAGAGGTGCCTGGTAGAGATGAAGAATGGAAAGAAGAAACTATTCGTAATACTAGCGAACAACAATTTTTACAAGAATTTGAATGTTCTTTCTTAGGTTCTATTGATACTCTTATAAGTCCAACTAAGATACAAGTAATACCCCATTTTGATCCTTTAGAGTCCAGTGGTGGTTTAGATATTTTTGAGGCACCCATAAAAGAACATGAATATTGTGTATCGGTTGATGTTGCTCGTGGCCAGGGTGGAGATTATTCTGCTTTTGTTGTGGTAGATATTACAACCGTACCATATAAAGTAGTGGCAAAGTTCCGTAGTAAAGAAATAAAACCACTTGTCTTTCCAGATATCATTTATCGCACAGGTAAAAGTTACAACAATGCCCATATGTTAGTAGAGATAAACGATATTGGTGGACAGATAGCCGATGCCTTACATCACGATTTGGGTTATGAGAA